CTTCCACCACTTGCTTCACTAGTTCCAGTAATATTTCCTGAAGCTACAACACCACTATCTGCTTTAGCAGGTGAAGGAATTCCATTTGTACTAAATGATTTATTAAATAATTCAGCTTCTCTTGGTGGATTTCCTGAGAAGAAGAAACTTCCCATAGCACCTTTAACATTTGTAGCTGCATGTTTCTTTTGTAATTTCTTTAAATAATCTTTTTCAACTTGTCCTTGACTAATATTTGCTCTACTAGGACGTTTTCTTTCATCAATAATTTGTTCAGAAACTAATTCTGGATCAGCTTCTTCAAAAGTTAATGTTGTATTAGTTGTCTTAGGTTGAGTTTTTGGTTGAACATTACCTTTAACAATAACGATATCATCTCAATCATCATCAAAAACAATTTTATTAGTTGAAGGAGTAATAATAGTTTTTTCTACCTCTTCATCATCGTCGTCATCAAAACTTAATATTTGTTTAGTTTTAGGTTTAGATTCAACTTCAGGTTTACCACCAAATACATCATCTTCTGTATCAATATCACATTCCATATCAATATTAGCCATAGGATCGAATCCTGCAATTACATCATCAACACTTTGTGGTTGTTGAATATTAGCTTGTTGTTGTAATTGTGGTTCATTATGTTGAATATTTAATTCTCCTGTAGGTGTTACTTCAGCACTAATTGTTTTTATATCTTGAACAGGATTAGAAAAAGAAGTACCGAGATGCATTTCATTACCGTTATCAACAGGAGTGTTAAGATTAACAGGTTCTACTTTACCTCCAAAGCTATCATCATCAGCTTCAAAAGCTCCAGCATCCATATCTAAATCATTTAACATATTATTATTTGCATCTTGTAAAGCTTTAATTTGATCTTCTAAACTTTGTTGCATATTAATTTTCCTTTCTTTATTAATCTAATGGTTCAAATAAGTTATCATTAACAGTTAAACGATCTACTAATTTATCTAATTCAGCTGTACCTTCTGCTAATAATTTTTCACCATCGTTATCTCATTGAATATTATTTTGTTTATATCTTGTTCTAATTCTTCCTAAAGCAATTTTAAATTTAGCTAAAGCATAACTCTTTAAAATATTAATTCAATAATTACTTGTTATTTCTTCTACTGAATGGAAATTAGGAATATATTCAATAGTGATTTTAGCTGGAGAGCCATAATCACTTGTAATATATAGTTTATCATTAATTTTATCTTCTTTAAAATCTAAATCTGTTGTTAAAGTATTTCTGACTTGTAATAATGTAGAATATGCTGCATAATTTAATAAATAATTTTGTAAATTATACATACTACCACCTGTTGTAAATGCAGTTCAAGTTTGTGCATATAATGGGTCGGTATCACTTGTAGTTATACCTGAAGTAGTATCTCCTGTATAACCTTCAGTACGATATACGTGAATAATAGCATTATGATCAAAATTTTTTAAATCAATACAACGTGCATAAGGTACTGTAACTAATTTAGTTTGTGAAATAAATCTTTGTAAATCATCTAGTGTATCATCAAGTAATAATCCAATTTGTTCATCAGGAATTTCACACTTAATTCTACCACCAGTAACTTGTCGTTTAAGATAATCTATATATCATTGTCTATTATGTGATAAAGACATAAAATTACCTCCTACTTAGTTTTAATTTCTGTAACTGTTGCAGATCCTTCTAAATAATCAGCGAAATCGTTATAAATATCTTCTTTAGTAACTCCTTTAGCTGCTATTACAAACTTATCAAAATTAGGAGCTGCAATTTCAAAAATATTATATTTTAATTGTACAGCTTTGTCTCAAACAATATTATCTTCTAAATTTTCAGCTGAAGCAATTTTTCCTACGAATTCTCAACTAGGTAATTCATCTTTTTCATCATCGATGTTTACATCATAAACATAATCATGAATAAAATCTTCTTCAGTATTTTGTTCTACTGGTGTTAAATCTTCTGAAGAGTCATTTAAGTATAATTCATTTGTTGTAAAATTATAAGCTCCTAAATCTTCATTTAGATATCCTTTAACGTTTACTCAATCATCATTTAATGCATCATAAACTAGTTGAGCATCATTATCAGAACACCAAGCTTTTAATTCTTCTTCAGTTAATACTAATTTCATATTATTATCTCCTTTTTTATTTTCATTTAAGAAAGATTCTTCAGTTATTAATTCAACGTCACTTTTATTAAAAATATTAGTTACAATACGTTGATTCTCTTGATTTTTATTTAGCGTTAATCTAACTTTAACTTCTGTTCTATTAAAATCAATAACAGTGCCTATTAATCCTTCGAAAGGTTTACCACCAGAAATAATTTTAACTTTATCATTTTTATTTAAATCCATCATTTAAAACCTCTCTTTTAGTAAACGTAATTCAATTAATTTAGCAATAAAAAACTATCTAACATATAATTAGATAGCTAAAAATTTTTATTAATCAATAATTACAAATCTTGTTCGAGGAATAATTGTTGTTACAGATTCATTATTATTTAAATCAGGATCTGAATCAATATATAATTTTACTTGATAATAATAATCTCCTGGTAATAAATATTCTGTATCTTCTGTATCTATTTCAATATTACAACTTTCTTTTTGTTGAACTCAATCTTCATATGTAAATGTCTTTTTTAATATAGCTTTTTCTCACATTTGATTTGGTTCTAATAAAGCAAAATACACTTTATCATTTTCTTTTAAATCATAATAATCTGGAGCACTAATATTACCTCTATTTAAATCTACAGGAATTTTAATTGTATCTCCTCTATGAATTACAATCATATTATTTTTGTACATTTGAGCCATATATTTACTCCTCCAATTCTTCTACTTCTATAGTATTTCCTTCAGAGTCATCTTCTACGTTATTATCATCCTTTAAAGGTAGCTCATAACGCAAGAAACTGTCGCATATTTGCACTTTGTATTCAGGAGAATATTCTATTCTACCATTACTTAAAAACACTTTTATTTGAGCGTATACTTCAGTATTTCAGAAATTAAAATTTAAACTTTCTTCAGGCGTAATTACATAGCTAACTAAACTACAACCATTCATATAAGAAGGATAATCTGGATTAATAGGAAGATTAGTTATAGTAACATCAAGTAAATTTTTAGTTAACTTAATTTCAGTTCCTTGTCTATAACAAATAGCTACATTTTGAATTACTTCTTTTTTTCTAGGAACTTTAAAATTATGTTTAGCATTAGCACCAACATAAATTACATCTCAATATTCTTTTTCTATATCTAATTTTTTATTTCTGTTATGTGGAGTTATTTTTTGTTTTCCATAATTTTTAAATAATTCAGACATAGTTATCTTCACCTCATTTTTATATATAATTTAGCCAAAAATAAAAAGGCTATGATAGCCTTTAAATTATTTTATTCTATAGTATCTGTTGAAGATTCATCAGCTTTTAATAAAGAAGCTGTTTTAGGATTTACTAAAGGAATAATTCCATTTAATACACCTACTGAAATTGTTGTATCATCAACTACTGAATTTATAATTTTTGTAATTTCTTCTTTATTAGGACAATCATCAGCAATATCAAGTGTTGCTATAATTGAATTTAAGTGACCAATTAATTGTCAGAAACTATTAATTAAATCAGTTGTCATATTTAAATAAGCATTATTAATTACTTTTTGATTATCAGGTGTAACATTAACTTCTTCTGCATTTACTACAGGAGCTGTTTCAACTTCTGATGGAACTTCTGTATTAACTTCTACTTCAGGTTCAGTAATAACTTCATCATTTTCTTCTGGTGAAATAAAATATTCTAAAATAGTTTTAGACTTCATAATGAACCTCCTTATTTTTTCATATTATTTACAAATGTTATACATTCATCAATATATGCTGATAATTGTTCAGTGAATGGTGTAATATCAATTCCAGCTTCTTTTGCTGATACATTAACAATGTTAATTGCCATTTGCTTTTTATCAGCACCTTTTAAAGTACTTTGTTCAGCTTCAATAATTGCCTTATCAGCAATCTTCATAATTAAAGCTCATATTTCTTTTAAAGATTTACCTTTATTTGCTTTAATAACTTTTTTAACTGAAATAAAAGCTGTAACACCAGCTGTAATTAATCCAATTAAACCTGTAATTAATGCTATTAAAGCTTCAGCGTTTGTAATTCAATCCATATATTCTTAATCTCCTTTTCTTATTATTTATTATTTTTTAATTTCTTTTTATATTCATCATAAGTATCGATACAATCAAAATCTGTTTTTAATGTATCAATAAAAGAATTTCCATTTAGCTTTTTATAAGCTTCGTACATGTGTGATCAATTTTGTGTATCTTCTGTTGTTCTGAAACCTTCTTTTTCACAATGTCTATATGAATTTAATAAATCATTTCTTAAACTAGAACATTCGCCTTCTTCGAGAGTGTTAATCTTATTTCCTATTACTTGAAGAGATTCTTTTATAGGTGTAATTTCAGCTTTTACAACTTCGGCTACCAATTCTTTTTGTTCTTTATTTTTCTTTTCTTTGAATTTCTTACCACTAAGTTTAATTCTAGCGTAAATATCACCTAAAATTAAAGCACCTAATGCAGGAAAACCAATCAATGTTAAGATTTCATATCATTGCATAGTCATGCTCCTCCTTCTTCAATACTGTATTTCATTTAATTTAGCATACTTTTTTATGTGAAGGAAACATAAAAAAAAGATGAGCTTATTTTTTAAGCTCATCAATTTCTCTTCTTAATTTTTTAACTTCATCTAATAATAAATATACTATTTTACTTTCATCAATCATTAAGTAACCTTGATCTCCTTCTCTAACTAATTCAGGGAAATATTTTTGAAGATCTTGAGCTACGAAACCAATAGTTGTTCTATTATCTTTTTTATAAGTAAATTCCTTAACAGGAACATCTAAAATAGAGTTGACAGGATAATAATTATGAATATTATATTTTAATCTTTCATCAGAATCAGTACCCAATAATAAATGTGAATATCCTTTACTATCTAATAATACTTGTCAATTTCTTCCTACTAAATCATAATCAGGGTTAAAATTTCCTGGATCAATTCCATTTGATATAATAATAGGTATAGGAGATGTAGTTAAACTAACATCATCTGATTTTGGACGTCCATCTATAGATCTACAATCATCAGGTAATTGATTAGGGTTTAAATCAAGTTGTGTAAAACCAGTACCAATAACTAAACCAGAAGTATTAACGAACTTTCCACTAATTTGATAATGTGGATTTAAATATACTGGAGATGTACTTTGTGAAGAAGGTGCAGGAGTATCTGTTGGTTTAGCTGTACATGATATATACTTTTCATTCATATATACAAATGAATTTATATTACTAACCTTAACATCAAACGTAAATGTACGTGGATTAACAGTTACATCTTTATCTGGTCAAATTACACAAGTAGGTGTAGTAGGTCTGAATGGCGCATGTAAAGTTAATCCATCAGGACTTAGTTTAGCACTATTATATTTAGATTTAACATATCTTGTAACATTATATTCTTTATTACCAGCTGACACACAATGTACTTTAATTGGTTTACCACCTAATTCAGTTCAACCAAAACAATCTTTATTAATACCTGATCCATCATCTGCAGAATCACCTGAAGCGTTATAGAAATTAGATATACCTATATAAGGATAATCTTTAATATCTACATTTGTTAATCCACCAAATCTAATTCTTTCTATAACATCTCGTGTAGTATGATTTTCTAAATCTTCTTCTATTTGTTTTTCGAAAAACTTATCTTTTGGATTTCAAGTAGTTTCATTAGGAGTACTATGGCTCCAATGTGTATTATAATTAGTATTATTTGTAGGAGAATAAATAATTAAATCTTCTGATAAAGAATTATTAACTGACTCAGTTATATCTTTATAATACTCTTTAACTTGACCTGAATTAGTTATTTTATAATTACTAAATGTTAAATATTGAGTATTAATAAAATGTCTTAAACTATGAATTTTAGTAAGATTACCATAATTTATATAATTTCTAGTATTATATAACTCCGCAATATGAACTGGATTATTTTCAAAATTAATTGATCCATGCTGTTTAGTATTAATATTTACTTTATTTGTATTAAAAGTTAAAGTTGTATTTTGTGGATCAGTAGTTCAACTTTCATTAGTAATATTTAATACAGAATTATCTAACTTAATTTCATTTACAGAACTAACTTTAGTTGTTTTAATCTCATCTGCATGAACTTTACGAGTTGTAATTCAACCTGGAGTATTTTTAAATTCATAATTAAGAAAATAATCACTTAAATATTTTGCAGGATTATTAAAATCTTTTATTAATCTAGTATCAAAACTAAATTTTGAAGATTCAGGAATAATATACACATCATTTTGTTTTTCTAACAAACGTAAAGTATCAGTAAATTTACTAGTATCTATTGATGTACTATTAGAATAAATATATAAACCTGTAAAAGAGTTTGTACTATCATCTAAACAAGTATTAGGTGCATTAATACCTGAAACTATTCCTTCTAGATTTTTTAATATTTTACTTGAGAATTCAGTATTATCTATATCTTGTTCTTCACTTTGTTCAGGTGAACGATAATCTATTATTATTCCTGCACAATAATAATCTTTATTATCTTGTGTAATAACACTTGGATCTTTAATTTTAAAATAATATCCACCTAAAACAAATTCTAAAGGTTTTGTCGAATCATATGTTTCAGTTAATACATAACTTCCTTGTTTATTAGGTGATATAAGTTTATTAGCTAAAACAGAATTTGCTTCACTTCTATATATAGATTCAGGATCAAAAGGTTGCTTTCTATTAGCTGTAGGATAAACTTTTATATTTTTACTTTGTATGTAACCCATATTCTTACATTCCTTTCTTTTTAATTAGTAATTGCTAATTTTCAATCTATTTTTAAACTATAATTTGATTGATCACTTTCAATATTTAGATCTCCTAGTAAATCTCCTAAGGTATTATCTACTTGAGAAATAAAAGCAAAAGTTGAAGGTTGTGATAAATTTTCACTATTACTTGGAGTATAATTAGCACAATATAATGTTAATAAGTTAATAGGTTTTCATTTTGTCACTCCACCTATATTAGGTTTTAATACTAAATAAGAAAAAGGAATTTCAAAATGAAGATTAATATCAGATGAACCTATTTTATTTTCTGTAACATTAATTTTTGGATTTTCAACTACTTGAATTAATCCAGCTGACATTCTATTTCCATCAACTGTATATTCAGCAATACTTTTTTCACCTGGGTTATCTCCAATTACTGGAACAAGTTGTCCTTTATCAGCTGCTGAAAATAATACAAGATATTGAGGTCTATAAGGTAAAGCATTTTTAAAATTTCCAGCTAAACATTCTGAGAAAAATTTAAATAAAGGTCAACGACCATTATTATGATAAGTTTTACTCTTATATACTTTATTGTTTTTTATTAAACTAACGGTAATTTCTCCGTTATAATTAAAAGAATTAGATTCTTTTGTAGAAATTAATTTTTTTCTTTTTGCCATAAAGTAATCTCCTTTATCTAATAATTTAGCTTATTCTGATAACTCATCTGATTTGAAATAAGCAATCTTTTCAGCTGCATTAGGATGTGTAACATCTGTACTTCTATCAACTAAATCTTTATCATGAATCATTTCACCGGCAACAGTATCTTGATATCTATATGTTGTTGATAATTCAGCTGGAACAATAATAGATTGACGAATATTATAAATAGTTCCTGCAGGAAGAATATAATCTAATAAATCATAGAATAAATTTAAATCTAATACGTCAGATGGAATAAAAATATTTAATATTCCATCATCATCGTATTCGATTGTTACTTCAGCATTTATTCCCATAATATTTAATAATAAATTAACTACTAATTTAATACTTTGTATATTTCCTTTATTCTTTAAAAGTTCTAGAAATATAGTACTAATAGCATTTAATTGATCATTGTTATATTCTTGTTTTAATTTAAATCCTAAACTAGTACATAATAATTCTAATAAGAAACTATTATTTTCAATAGAATTTACATTTTTAGATAATATTTTAGCATTATTGTAAGTGTAGTTAAATATAACTTCAAATACTCTACCTAATAATTGAAAATCTCTTGATTCTTTATAATATACCTCTGGTACTAAATTCTGTGTCTTAATCATATTAATTTACCTTCGAATTCTTATTTATATCGATATCTGATAATGAACTAACATCTATTTCAGATATTACGAAATTATTACAAATATTCTTTTTATTAAATCAACTATAAGGATCATCTAAAGTTTTAACATCAAGATAACGTTCATTTTTAATAGGTATATTATAATAGAAAGTAGGATAAGGTCTAATATAATTCTTTAAGAAATCTTCTACTTCAGAAGCTTTTAAATCTAACATTTTTAAATCAACTCCATAAGCATTATCTTTAATCTTAACAAAATCGTTATGTAATAAATCTAATGTATCACCTGAGTTAGCATTATTAAATTTAAGTGTACAAGAATTTGTACAAGCAATTATATTTAATCCAGGTTGTAAAACAATTTGTGAATTTTTTGTTAAACTATTTTTATAATCAATTAAATAATCTTCTGTTGTTTCAGTATTAGATTTATATGAAGTTACTTTTATAAGATGTGTTAAATCGTTATAATCAGTATGATAATAATATGCACAAACTAACATATGTTGAGAAGGAACATAAACCGGTAAATCTACTTGATCCATATTACTGAAATCAATCATAGTTGTTCCTTCAGCTAATACTGAATCACTACCTCCTTCTTTAGAAGATGTAATAGGTAATTCAGCGAATGGATAAACAATTAAATTATCAGTTCTAATACCATTTAAATCAGTAACAGATAAATTAATTTTAAAACCACCTGTTTTTTGAATTAAATAATTACTTCTTAAACTAATTTGTCTTAAAGGAGTTTTATTTAATGGTTCGTAATTAATTTCTTCCTTAATATAAGTGTAATTATATTCTAATTCATTTTTAATTTCATCATTAGGAATAATTTTACCTTCTTCATTTTTGAAGTAACTTGTATATAAATCAATTTTATTTTTAGATATAACTAAATTTGTATCAGGATTATTATAATCGCTTAATTTTTGAGTTAAGTCAGGTCCAATATTAAGGTCTAATACAGGTTTTAAACTTCAATAATAACGATATCTATTACTGTCTTCAGGAGAAACATTTAAATATGTTATAGCTTCATTATTAATTCTTAAAATATTAATTTCATCACTCTTTAATTTTCACCATTTAGAAGAATCAATATATTCATGTCCAAATGGAGTTTCATCACTTGATAAATTAATATTAGATACAACATCATCTTGAACAGCTGTATTTATAATCATTTGTTGAATAGTAAATGAATTATCAGTACTAAATATAATTCCGTTAGGTTGAGTTATTCAATCATTATTAGCAAAAGCACCTAAACCATTTAAAGCTATATCGTCTTTTGTTACAGAATCATTATTATTTAAACTTCAAATAAGTAATCAAGGTGATTTTTCTATTTCACTTATTGAATATCTTAGAGTTAATTTAGTTCCTGCTCCAAAAGTAGTTAAAGATGATTTTGAAGGATCTGTGTAAAATAAAGCTTCAGAATCTTCTAGTACACAACTATATAAACCATAATCAGCATTATTAGGATCAACACATTCTTTTACAAATGTAAGAGTATTATTATTATTTGTTAACCAATATAAATAACAACTCTTTGTAATAACATTCTTACTGAAATCTCTAATTTCAATTTCATCAGAACTAGTTAAACTAAACATTCCTAATACGTTATCTCATTCAGTACAACTAATAGGAAGAGCTTGTTCTATTTTAGCACGTGATTTATCAAAACTATGTCCTAATAATGATCATTTAACTGAATCATATAAGTCAAAATTAGGTTTAATAATTCCATTAAATGCTTCATCATCAGTAGAATAATCTTTAATTTCTACACCATTTTTGTAAGTTAATACTTTAGGATTACCTTGAGCATCTCTATAATATTTTCTACAAATTGTAGTATCATTATTATCAGTATAATTTATATATAACTCATCGTTTTGTCTAAGAGCGTAATCAATACCTTTTTTAATGTAAGCGTTAGCTACACCAGCATCTAAACCCAATGTTACAGGAAGAACTTTAAAATTATATGCAGCATAAACAGGTATGTTTTCTCTTCTTTCAACTTCTTGTCCATCATCACTAGTGTCAGTATAACTTCGAACTTCTCATCCTATAATATTATTAACTGGTTCTCCATTAATTGTACAAGAAGCACCTAAGTTACCTGCAATACCTGTATAAGTATTAGTATATGAATTTTCAATAGATTCAATTGTAGGTCTAACCTCACCTTGTCTAAGAGCACAAGAATTTAATTTACTTAAAAACTCAGTTTTAGTAACAGTAAATCTTTGTAAAACTTTACTATCTCTAGGATCAGTTTTGATTAATTCAAATGAAGCTTCTTTAGAATCTTCAATACCATTTACTAAATCTGTTGTAGTATAGTAATCATATTGGGGATCATAACTTGTAATAGATTTATATAAAGTTCCTTTTCTAGATAAAATTGAAGAATATTCATAACATTCTTTATCAACTAAATAACCTGGAGTATGACTAGCTTGTTTACCTTTTCTAAATACTTGTTTAGCTTTAGATAATAATCAAGTAAATGTTTTATCGAAAGCATTTTTTCTAGCTGCTAAATCAGTATCAAAATTTGTTAAATCAATATAACTTGGATCTTGTTGATATGTATTAATTTGTTCCATTAAATGCTTATCAATATGAATTAAACAACAAGGAACAGCTTGATCAGATTCTGCATCTGTAGCATCAGCTTTCTTGAAGAAATAATTAATATATGTTGGATAAGTCATTTTAGTAACTAACTTAGGAGCAATTAATTGGAATTTCTCATTTTCTCTTAAAGTATAAGTATCTGTAATATTCTGTGGATAAATAATTAAATTTGTATCAACTGTAGTTATAGAGTTTTCATTATTAGTAGTTGTAGATGAATAATTATTATCTTCAGAACCAAATACTTTTGAGAATTCTTCTAACTCTTCTTCTGATAAATTATAAGGATTATATTCATCATTATAATTAGTTTGTCCATAGAATGATACTAAATTCTTATTATAATTGAATAATGGAGTTCTACCAGCTAATACATTCTTAGCAATTAATTTTTGATAAATTTCTTTTGATTTAGCTTTTTGTTCTTCACTTAAATTAGTTAATAATTCATCATTATTTGTTAATAAACCTTCTTCTCCTGAAGTTAACATATATTTTGTAATTATTTCAGGTTCATTTAAATTAATATCTTTAATTCTTTCATCAGCATTAAGCATAACATCTAAAATAGAATCATAAGGAATTTCTTCACCATAATCAAGATTTCTAGCATTAAAATTTTTATATAAAGCTGTATAAACATTATTTTTAATTTGATTAGCTTCATATCTATTTACTTTACTAGTTGTTGAAATTCTAGCAGATAATTTATAATAATTTTTAATTAAATAAATATCTTCATTAAATGGTGTTTTAAGTTTATGTGCTATAGTTTTGTAATCATCAATTTGTGGATCAATTTTACCTCTTGCACTTAAATCAGGCTTAAATGATTTTTGATAAGTATCTTTTGAGTAAGCTGTTTTAATACTTGTTAAAGGATATAAAATTAAATTAAAATAATCATTAGAATCAGAATTTACTTCAACTTGTAATTCAACTTGACTTTCACTTAAAGCTGATAAAATACTTTGTAAAGAAACTGAAACTGGAGTACCTTCAGGTGTTAATACTGTAACAGGATTATCAGTTACGATTCCTTGAGCAGAAGCTACTTTAGCTGTAGTAATAGTTGATTGGTTTCTAACCATAGGTTCAACATCATATCTAATACCATAATTATCATATGACACAACTGTATTAGCTAAGTTAATATCAGATCTAATATCGGCTACTAAACAATTACTTACTAAAGGTGTATTATCAGTATGTTCATCTACAACTAAATTGTAAATAGCATTCATATAATCTCTACAAGTAACTAATGTTTCAAAAGTACCGATTGTCTTCTTATAATTTTCTCAAGCTTCATCAATTGTTTCTTTATCTGCACCATTAATAGTTGAATAAGGATTTTGAATAACTAATTGATCAGATACTTCAATTTCAGAAGTAATATCTTGAGTAGGATCTTCAGGATCTTTTGAGTATAAAGTAACAGTTGGATCTAATAATTTTGTTAACGTTTGAGCGTTAATATTACCTGAAGCTCCTGAACTTCTAATATAATAAACTTTTAAACCATTTCCAATTAATTCTAAAATATTATCTGGAAATTGAATATAAGGATTATTAGTAATACTTTCTAATCCAAATTTTCATGCTTTCTTATTAACTCTAATAGTATTTAAATTTTGAACTCTTTCCCAACTAACAGTAGCATCTGACGCATCAGTAATATAAATACCATTTTCAGCAATACCTGTTTCTGGTAAATAGAATCTATTTTTAGCATCTAAATTATAACTTCTTAAAATATTATCATCATTGATTTCTAACTCAACTAAAGTTCCTTCAACAATCTTTTTGTTAGCCTCAATTTCATAACGAGTTTTTAATGTTACTGGTTCAACTAGGATATATTGAATATCTTCAGAATCATTTGTTAAAACTGTTTGAAAAGCAGGTAATGTAATATAATTATTAGCTTTACTAGAATCATTATTAGTTCCATCAACACTATTTAATTCATCTCCAACTCACATAAAAGATGCTGTTGTAGTAGCTGATCTGTAATAATGCATATCATATACTAACATTTCACATAACTTTCTCATTGCTGCATCTTCTGTTACAGATGAAGGGAATCTCTCTAATAATTTTTTATCAATAGTATAATTTAGTTTATCTGTATAAGCTGATAAAAGTTTTAGTAAAACATTTCCTGGATCTGATTCATTTGATGATTCAGGATGCCAAATATCAGTTAATTTATTAACTAAATCTAAAGCTTCAGGATAAACTTGATAAAAATCTTTTTTAGTATAACTTAAATTATCTATTTTTAATTCGTTCTCTGTTCTCATATATTATCTATATTCCTTTCTTACACATTTGTTTCATCATCATATAAAACTAGATTATATGAATCTACTTCAAAATTAGCTTGATTAACACCTTTGAAGTAACATAACATTTTAGCTTTATCAAAGCTAATATGAATATCTTTTCTATTTACTATTAACTGAGGTAAAAATAATGCAATAGCAGTATATATTTCATCTATAATAACATCTCTTAATATAAGATTATTTTGGTCAAAAATATATCTTCTTATTCTTACACCAAAATAAGGATCACCAAATAAAGTTCCTTGTTCTGATTTTAATGTTAATTTTGTATTTTGTCTAGTAGCTTCAAAATCTTTTACAATTCTAGTTGAATTACTATTAAACATTTTTGGAAAGGCTAAACTTCTCATATTTTTACTCTCCTTGTTTTTTAAAAATTTTAAAAATTATTTACAATTAATTTAGCATTAAAAAAGTCTATTTAAATTAAATAGACTTTTATTTTTATCTTGAATTAAATAACTCATCAATATAAGTTTTAACTAATGGATTAATTTCACTTTTGCTATCTTGAGTAAACTTAACTGCTTCTTCAATATCAGTATATTTTAAATTACCTATAGTTGAGTCTAAAGGTAATTCAGCTCTATCAGCTACTCTAATACTTGAAGCTTTATTTACTGCTAAACAACTATCATCTTGACCTTTAAAAACTTTACCTAAAATGATAGGAGAAGTTATATTATTATTAATAAATCCTAAAACTACTATATCATCAACAGCGTAACCATTATAATTACCTGGTTGATAACATAAAACTGCATCAACAACAGCTTCAGGGTATTCACTTGTTTCAAAGATAGGAAGTCTAACTTTGAAAATATTTTTTTCATAATCTATTGATTTTATAATCCCGTACTGTATCATGGATCTAATTCATCTCCTGACTGACCACCAATTCTAGTTAAGGATAAAGTAGTTCTATAACCACTCATATCTATTTGGTCTACTTGTTTAGTAATTATATATAAACCGGATGCTACATGTTTACGTCCATGAAAAATAACATTTAAACGTAAATATTCCATTAGTACTGCAGGTCTTAATAATCCTTTCATTGTAACACTTCCTGAAATAGGATATTGTGTTACTTTACTTCATCAAATTTTATCTGCTGCATGAATTTCGTAATCATCACTATTTGCTGCAATTAATGTAGGAACATATTGATCTTCTCACTCACCTTGATCATTTAATCTTTTTACATAATCACTTACTGGAGCAACTTTTTCGTGATAATTAAAATAAATAGAATAAGCTTCATTATCATCAATTCTAAAATCTGTTATAATATTAGCTGAAGGATAACCTATATCTAAAGTATATGCATCTGCATGTTCTACATATTGAGATATCTTTTTAACTCTAAAATAAGGTCCATTTAAATTACGGATTCCTTCAGTTGTATCATTTTCTGCTTCATCATGAATTGTAAATACATAGAAAGCTGATGTTTTAGTTTGATTAGGTTTAGTTCCTTTAGGTATCATATTATCAACTAAATATTTAATATAATCTAATTCATTATAATATCCACCATCTAAATCTACTTTTGCGTCTGAAGAATCAATTAATCCTAAAGCTTTAATATCATCTTTAGTTAATCCGGATAAACCTGTAAATAAGTCAGTTAAATGACTGTTTTTATCTACAATTAAATCTAAAATTAAATCGCTTGGTTTTGCGTTTACTTTAGGGAAATAACGAGAACAAGTATAAGCAATAGCTGCTGAAGAAACAGCTTCAACCGTATAATTAATAATAGCTGATTTAGGATCAAACGTAGAACTAATTTTAGTCATAATTGCTACTTCATCTTTATAAGTATAATCAGGAACATTATAATCTCCATAAGAGAATGTAATTTTACGTGAATCACTTACTGAAGAGAAAATCTTTTCAAAATAATTTGGATCATCTCCAGGTCTAATAGGATAAACAATGCTTAAATTATATTGGTTTACTTGACCATTAATTTTAGTAATAGTTAAGCTTCTTATAAAATTAGGATATTGCATATATAGTTTATTTATTCTAGATCTAGTTTTAGAATTTGCATAAACTACAGGAGTACCGAAAACATAATCTCCTATTTTAACTTTAATAAATGGAACTTCAATTCTAGCTGTAGAAGATGTTAAAGCAATACTAGAATGAGCTGGTTTAATAATTCCCATTATCTCTCAAATCCAAATTTAATTCCTGTTATTTGCGGAATTTTTAATGTTTGATAATAATCTGATAAATTAATAAAAACATCTTCTATATCATTAAATAACGCTATAACTCAATATAATGTAGGATCATTATAATACATTAAAGCTAATTTATCTAAATTATCAGTTGGTTTAACAGTATGAATTAAATGTGATGTTGTTTTATATAAATTTGATGTCATTCCAGTTACATATTTATTATCTTTAGAATGATAATAAATAGGATCTTTATTATAACGTGACATTTGTGTATAGTTTGGATAAGTTTTATCTTTTAAAACACTCATTATAACACCTCAATTTTAATTAATCTTCCATATTAAATCCTGACTTCATTGTTTTTACCATACCTCTAAATGAACCATTTTTGAAAACTGTTGTTGAACCATAAGGATCAATTTCTGATACAGTAAATTGAACATTAGCTACTGCATAACGTCCATTAGGCATTAATAAAGGTTTTTCATAATTAACAGTAACACCATTTGTAACTATTCCTTTAACAAATATATCATCTGAAATTCTAACAGCTACTAAAGGTGGTTCAACTAATTTATTTTGTAAGTTATATTTAGGAACAGCTATAGCTTGTAAAGCATGAATTAATCCATCAACATAATCTTCACCATCTTTAGGTATATAATTAGATACACCTACATTAAATTCATCCATCATATCTCTATGAAATTTAAATGAAAATTGAACAGATCTAGGACCAGAATTTGAATAAGTTCATACTGGAGCTGAACGTCCTAATGCATTAGTTTGTTGGAAAGTAGATCCTAAACTATCTGCAATTGAATCAGGATAAGTAGGAATGATAAAATAAGGTTCAGTTATAGGTTCAGCTACTTCCTTTACAGGATCTCCACCATTTTTAATAACTCTTCCAGGATTTAATCTACTTAACTCACCTCTTAAATGTGAAATATAAATATAATTATCAGGTAATTTTCTACCTAAGAATTCTCCATCAGGCATAATTTACTCCTCCTTAATTATATAAATCTATTTGTATAGGTAATACCTTCTCAATATCTTTATCAACAAAGCCTAAAACATCAAATTTATTATCTAATAAACCTCTATTTTTAGCGAAATTATAGAATAATAATTGATATTTTGGATCTCATTTACCATAATATTTACCTATATAAGGTATACCAACGCTATTATATTCTTTAGTTGTATACATATAAGTTAAAGTTTTTTGCATTCTTTTAATATTATCACCAATATCATCTAAAGGACATATAACATTATTTACTAAATATGCAATTAATTTATCTGCAAAAGGAAATGATGTTTCACAATTAAATTGTAATAGTTGTAATTTAGTTGTTAAAGGATGTTCAACTGTATCTAAAACAAAAGGTGTCTCAATATCATTTTCACATTTTGCGAAAGGTATAATAGTTTTGCTAGCTACAACTTTTTTAAAGTTAACAGAACCACTTTCATCTGTTAAAAAACTAAAATCATTTGTATTTAAATATTTACCTTCTAATACTACTATAGATGAATGATTAGTAAAAGGTAATTTTATAAACATTTTTAAATCATTTTCATGTTTTACATAATCTTCTAATTGTCTTCTAGTTCTAGTTGTTTCACCTATATTTTTTAAATAATCATATACAAAAGGTGTTGAGAATTGACTGTTTTTAACTTTAATATGTGATAAAGTAGTTATACTACTTTCTGGAGTAACATCCATTGAGTATAATGAATTATTATAAAAACCACACATTATTTCATAAGGTTGATTACAATCAATAGCAATTGTATATTCTTGGAATAATTTTACAGGTAACATTACTATTTTATAATTAGAATCAGAAGCAACAAAGTTATTATAATGATCAACGATTGAACTAAATCTATTACTAAAGCAATTATACATACTCATTAAATTAACATGTTTATAATCTCTTATAAAACGTAAATAATTTCCTAAATATTCATGAGTATAACTATCATAAGTATTTCCAGTATGTTTAGCTTTAGTAGTATAGTTCTTATATAATTTATTAAATAAATAAGGTAATAATTGTTTAAATTCTTTAGTTTCTTCATCATATTGACAGATATAATCATCTTTTAGATAAAGTTCTTTATCAACATAAACTGAATTTTCTTTATATATTTTGCAAGTAGGAAGATTAAAACTTTCAATTATTTGTTTTATATATCCTGTTAAAATATTATTTTCATTAAATTTAATCATATTTTAACCTCACCTCTTAACCTCTATAACCTAATCCAGGCATACCTTCGTATCCTGAATAAGATTGTTCAACTTTTATTGAAACTTCTTTATTAACAATTTGTTCTAATAAGTCATAAATAGCTTCATTTGAATCTACTAAATCATCCATTGAAGCTTGTTCGTCTTCATCAACTTGTTCACCGGCTTCTGCTTTTTGACTTTCACCTTGATTTGTAGCACTATCTTGTAAATCTGATGCACTAGTATTTCCTGCCATATTTGTAATAGAAGACTCAGATTCTTTTCTAGTTAATCCACCGAATCCTTTTCCTATTTGTACAGAATCAACATTAGTGAATTTATTCATATTAAATCCACCTCTACCTATTTGACCTATACCACCAACAATACCACCTAATCCGGTTAAAATACTACCAATTAATGAACCTGATAACATTAAATCTGAAATAGTCATACCTAAGTTAACACCAGTACCCATACCAAATATAGCTGGAATATTAATATCAGCACCTGTATCTTTCATCATATTTCCTATTGTAAAAATACTATATAATGCTGGGTTAGCTGCAATTCCTTCAGCTAATGTATATTTAAAGTTTTCAGTTAAGTTTTCTAATGCTCCAGCTAAGCTAATACGTTGATTTAAACTACTACCCATATGTT